ATAGCGTTGTAAATAGTTGTTCTGTCTGATTTTATAGCTTCTTTCATGTAAAACGCTATAACTTTTTCCAGATGTTCCTTGAACGCTCTTGCCTGTTCTCTAACTTCTGGAGTAGCTGTATCACTTACCTCTACTATTTTATCAGCACATCTCTTGGCTATTTCTTCTGGTGTAAAGCCTCTGTTCTCTGTTGTATGCACATTAACTATGGGTGTTTTGGGTAGTTCCATTAACATTACATTATCCTTGGTTCACCGTTTCTATAACTATCTCTTTTGTTTCTTCCGTCAGCAAGTTGCTGTAATCCTGCCATAGCTTCATCATAGCGTGTTTTATAAAATGATATTATATCAGCTTCACCCTTCATAAACGTATATGCCTCTACCAATGTGCCATACAACAAAGTTGCCTCTGCATTATCGCCAAGCCATGATGTAGAAGATGTCACTATAGATGGTGGATCGTAGTAGTAATGAAGTTGTACTGTATATGTAGAATCTGGTGTAGGAGCTAATAAAAAGTTGTCTCCATCAAACAAAGAGTAGTACAGAGGAAGCCCTGTTGTTCCTGTTGCAGGATACGCTTCTCGTATAAAGTTTACATCTTTGGGGAGTAAAAAAGAATAATTACTACTGCCATCTACAACAGCAATAGAAAATACAGCTAAAAAATCTGTTGGCTTTGCTAAGAATCTATTACTCGTAGTAAGTGATGTAGTTACGTTCTTTCTGAGTTCTGGAATAAGAATAGATCGGTATATTCTTTCTTCTG